TTCTTACCTTTCACCTTGCCGACAACGCCCTCAAGCATCCCGCCGCCAAAGTAGAAGGCCAGAATGGTCAGCATTGCCTCGCCCACATAAAAGTCATCAATTACCTGTTTAACATCAGAGATGTTTGTTTCGCCCATCAGGGTCATTACCAACACCAGCGCAAACGACGCCAAGAACGTGGCTGTGAACATCAGGGCTAAATACCGCTGGGCCACCTTGAAGGGTGCGTATGCGGCCATCGTGTCAATCTTTGCCTGCGCCTTGACGCGCTCCATTTCTTCATCAGAACTATGGACATCATCTATTAAATCCATGCCCTTCTTAATCACATCCCCGTTGCCAAGGATCGATGCTAAAACTCCCAGCATTATTTCTTATCTCCCATTTGAGTGAAGCCCATGTAGGCACCCACCACACCAGACAAGCTGATGTAGAGCAGTGGGCTGACCTCACTTAGTAGTTTGATGCGCGTGTCTGGTATGAACGGCATGAACAGCAGGATCGTGTAAACGCCCATGCCCATCAGTGCGAATCTGGCTAGGCGTAGCTGCGCCAGGTGCTTGCGGCTCTTGTCTTCTGTCTCACGAATTTCACGGGCGCGTTCAATCTCTGCGTCTGTGACTACGCCATCATTGTCAAGATCGTAGCGTTCAAACTCGCTCGACCTCTCCAGCTTTTTCTGGGCCACTAGGGTGCGCTGCTGCCCATCAGCATGTTTGCCATAATTTGGTCGGGGTCTTGCGCTGACAAAACTGGCACTGCTGCCCTTGTGCCACGACCTAAATTGCTGACGCCACTCCGAGCAACCGGCACGCCGAACCGAGTATATGCACCGGGTATCATAGTGGTTAAGGCAAGCGTGCTCGGCTCCAGCGTTTGCAGCCCCATGCCACCCGCGCCACCAGTCACAATTTGACGTGCAACTTGTCGCTGTGACGTGCCACTATCTGGCACGACGCCGCCGATGATGTCTTGAGCATTTTGCGCCAAGCGCTGCATCCTAGCTTCGCCTGCTGAAAACTTTGACTGTCTTTTTGTGTTGTCACCTTTCGCTGCTGACTGCAACAAATCACCTGGTGTGAAGCCCTCAACGGTTTTACGGCGCAACTCTGCATTTCTAACGATTTCAAACTGACCATAAGCCGTGTCAATTTGATTTAGACGTGGCGCAAGTTTTGGGTTTTCACGACTAATAGCCACATTCAGAACGCTCCTCAAATCTTCGAGAGCGTCTGCTTTTCGCAGCGCTTCTTCCGACCCATCGCGCTTCAGACGGCTGATAAATCGGCGCAAACTTGATTGGGCTAATTTTAAACTTTTGCCTGTCAATTCGCCGTCAGGATTGATGCGATTAATAATGTCTTTAAAAGCACGATTGTCTACATACGCTTTGACATCTGGATCAACGCCCTTGGTAATTGTGATCAGTTCATCCAGCAGCCCAGACGTATCTTTGACAGACATTTTGCCAAGTGTGCGGTTGTAATTAGCAGTCAAAGCGCGTTGACCAAAACCTATCAGCGATTTGCCCTCTAATCCTTTTGGTATTTTAATTCCCAGCGGCGCTAGAGCCTCTGCCACTGCGGCCCGATTGAAACCGACTTGTGCGCGGTCCAAAGCGCCACGAACTGCGTCCCCGACAATAAACACATTGTCGGCAACGCCTTCTTCTAGCCGTTTGAGGCCACGCCCAATGACTCCACTTTCTCCGACTGCTTGGCCAGGTGTGAGGGGCACGCCAGACGCTAACAAATCTTTTGCTTTTGACGTGATGCGAGGGGCGACTTTGTCCACGACTGGCCCAGCAACGCCGCTGATGGCAGCGCTCATAGCCGCGTCGTCAAGGCGCTCAATCGGGTTGCCCTCTGCTGCGCCAAAACCATAAATGCCCCCTTGCGCCGCTGATGTTGCGCCTACTTGGGCGGCGCGTTGTCCACCAGTGCCAAGCCCCGCAGATCGCGCAAGCTGCGAAACTCTGCCAGCCGTTGCGGTTTGACCCAATCCAGGGATGAAATTGGCTGCAACAGTTGGCAATATAGCTGCTGCTATTTCGGTGCCATACGCAGCGCCAGGGTTTTGCTGTCTGAACTCGTCAATCTTGCCACGCACTTCTTTGACTGTTTCTGCATAAGTCTTCCCACTGTCAAATGCAGAACGGACTGCCGCCTCAATTTCATCGGCAAAACCAAATGTAAGTCCTTGTGCGCCAGCGCGGCTAAAATCAGCCACAACATCGCCCGTGGTGCGTTCGCCCATTGGTGCAGTTTTTGATTGCCTTGGTAATCCCATTTATCCCTCGTAAATCTCAAAGGTTCCAGTGAAGCCATTGAAATACAGGTCACCATCTTTCAGCTCACCGTCGGCAACCGCATTGTCAAACTCTGCATCTGTCATATACGCCTTCAATGCAGGCGCTACATTTTGGTCTGCATATTCAGCAAAACCTATGAGGCTATTGTTTTCTGAGGCGTAAGTTTCCATTGCCTTCAAAAGCTCTGCGCGGCGCTGAACTAAAGCCTGCATGGATTTGACCAACGCTTTATTTGCTTCAGTCGTGTTGCCCATATTAGCTGTGGCGCTTGCGAAAAGGCGTGCTTCAAAGTCGGACGTTGCGCCGGAACCAACTACTCTCATGCGTGGAATGATGTAGTTAAAGGCTGCGGTCAAAACTTGCTGGTTGTTCAAGTCGCGGATTTGCTCATCGTTTAAGAAACCAAGCTCTCTGCCCAAATTACGGATCGGCATTGTCAGGTTTGTGACTGGCCCAGTCTCAGTGCCAGCTTCTAGCAGGCGGTCTGCGATGTTTAGCCTAGTAATAAGGTCAGCTTCACCCGCCACTTGCTCACGCAAATTCTGAATGGTTGCCACAGCGGATTCAGCTTCTTTTGTTGCAAATGTCTGTGCTTGCTCATTTGCGATATTGATAGAAGGGGTCACTGATACGCTTGTTCCAGCGCCTTGGCGCTCAACATAGCCCTGACCTAAAAGGGTTTGGATACGCGCATCGCCTAGTGCCAAAGTTTCAATTTTTGTCGGGTCTTGCGGATCGACCAGCGTGACAAAATCTTGTTTTGCTGCCGCACGCGGCTGCACCAAGTTTCCTATAGTGCTTGATGTTCGCCCAGTAATCGGATTGGTCTGTGTGGTTCTCACGCCAGTAAACCCGCCAAGATTAGTTAATTCAGATGATGTGGTTGGTGCGAACTGTGCTGCAAGCAATGCAGACTGGGCCGCTGCTGGGTTGGCAGCTACAGCGGCGCGAACATTCGGTGCAACATTCGGCCCCAACATACCCATGATCTGGTCTGTCATAGCGGTTTCGCGCTCAACTTGTGCGTCACCAGCCTTGCGCTGAAGATACGCGCCAACCAATGCGCTAGACAGCCTGCCAAGCCCTTGCAGGGGCGTTCTGACCGGCGCAGCGCTTGCACCTTGCCCCATCAGCGCTTGACCAAGGATGCGGCGTGGGTCGGACTGGAAAGCCTGATTAAGCTGCTGGTACTGCATTGATGGGCGTGCGTTGCCCAGCCCAAGCATTTGTCTAGGATTAAGTGCCATCTATCACCCCTATGCGAGCAAGTATGCTGAACCAAGATTGCCAGCCAAGCCAAACAACCCGCCAAGATTTGCTGAACGATTTTGCATGGCCTGATTGAAGGCGTTTTGTTGCGCTGCTGCTTGCGCTGCGAATGCCCCTTGCGTGTCTATTGTGCCAGGTGCAAAGAAGCTGCCCTGCTGTATTTGTGGCCCGCCCAGCAGTGCTGCCAGTTCGTTAAAGTTCTGACCGCGCAGGGCTGTGCGCTCTGCAATCTGCCGCTGGCGTGCCTGATTGGCGATCTGGTTGCTAAGNAGCTGGTCAGCCACTTGCTGCTGTCTNGCTGCATTTTGCAGTTGAACATTCGCCGCATCTTGGCCGAAAGCCTGACCCTGCGCTGCCAGTCCAAACTCACCAGCCGCTGCACGCTCACCAAANTGCTGCGCCCTGATGTTGCGTGCCTGGTTAACCAGCCGGTCAGACTCCTGTCCTGCCGCTAGTGTGGCCTGCTGTGCCAGCCGTCCAAGCTGTTCACCTTGCTGTGTTTCCAAGCGGTTCACAGCGTCGTTGTAGCCCTGTGATGTGATGGGGATGCCACGATCAGCCAGGTTCTGTTCAAGCGCCTCACGCTGCTGCGTAAACTCTGGTTGTAACAGGCCAAGCTGACGGTTGTAGAGGGTTGTTTCAATTGTCTTGCGAAACGCCTCTGGATCGGTTGTCAAAGCAGTCAAGTTGTCTGTGTTTATACTTGTAGGCAGCGCAGCGTTTATAGGATTGCCGTCTGCATCTGTGCCAACACTAGCCGATATGCCCTGATTGAATGTCTGTAAATTCTGACCTTGAGCAAACGGGTCTGTTTCTTGTGCCGCTGATATATCCGATAAAGTGGGCGC